TTATTAGGTAAAATTAAAAGAATATTTAAACCAGAAACACATGCAGTAGGTGTAGACGAATACATTTATAACAGAGCTATGGAAAAACAATCTCTTAATGAGAAGTTTACAAATGTACTCCAGGGTAGGAAGTTGGAGAAAACTGGAGCAATTTCAGATAGAATTGGCGCAGGCATAGCAGGCATTGGCGCTTATTTAAACCATAAGAGAAAAACTAATGTCAACTAATTTCATATTCGACTTCCTACCGTCATTCTATAAAGATTTTATGGTAGACAAAAATGGAGTTAATGTATTAACTCCATTGTTAAATCAATATGCAAATGCTATGGGTGATGCTCTATATCAATCACAGCAATTATCATTAGTTCCTTATTTAGAAAAGTGCCCAATTGTATTTGAAGAATATTATAAAGCTATTGATGTAAGATTATCTAATAAAATACCAAATACTAATAGATATATTATTGAAAATGATATAGTAGGAATTCATGATCTTTATTACGATGCCGCCTTAACTCAATTACTTGATTATAATTTATATAATTATTTTATCGATCATGACGAAAGTACTAATACTAGATATGTGGAATTTATAACTGATTTAGATCCTAGAATTACAACTTTATTTGCAGATAAAGTATATAAAGATAAATTTGTTTTACGCGATGTTTTTGGTAAGTTATTAAATTATGAAAAAACATTTACATTTGTTGAATATTGGGATACTTTGTTTTTAGATCAATATAACTTATATAAAAAAGAACTTTTAGGAATTTTATACACATCAATGCATGGACAAACGTTTGAGTCAATAAAAAAAGGCTTATCTATTTTTATTGGATTATCATTTTCTCCATTTGATGGAATTGTAAAACATATAGATGGAAATAATGTAACTATTGAAGATTTTAAAACAGGAAAAGAACAAATTGTAACATGTATCGGAAATATAAAGAATACTCTTCAAGTTGGAACTATATTAAATAAATATGATATTATTGATGAAGATCAATTTGGTATTTATGATATGTTCTCAGATCCTCAAAGATTTAGTCAATTTTTAGCATCTAATTCATCCCAGGGGTTAATTGATTTATTAACCATTGATATTAATAATAAAGAACAATATGCTCATTTAACATTTGATTCATTAGTGACATATGATGAAACAAATATTTTTTGGGATATGGGAAATCATACAAATGTAAGTGATATTGCTCCAATAGGATTAAACAACATTCCCGCCCCTGGATATATATTACTACCTAATATGACAACGTTCAATGATTCTAGATTTGAATCATTGCCTATATATGAAATGTTCCGTAACTTATTCATAATTGAATATACATATGATAGCGAAGGTTATTACGCTTATCCTTATGTTGATAAAACTAATTATTTTTTAAATAGGTTTAAACCTATTTATACTAAATATTTAATTTATAAAAATTCAGCTGGAGTTGGATTCTATCAATTATTAATAGCACCTTACATTATTCAACAGCCACAAGAATATCCAAAACAAAATATAGGCAATAATTCTATTTATAATGTTATCGCTGGTGGATCACAGACATTATCTTATCAATGGCAAAAAATAGACGTATCTGGATATGGTAATGGTGGAACCTGGACTAACATAGGAACTAACAGTCCAACAGTTAACGTTCAAACAACGCTTCAAGAACAATATATTAGAGTTATTATCAGCAACCAGCAAGGATCAGTTACAAGCAATAACGTTCTTTGCTTAGCCGGGATTGGTGGAGCATAATGAAATTAATCAAAGGTACTGATCAAACTGTTAAATTTAAAATCTATGATAATATCACAGATAGGAATCCTATCGATTTAAGTAGATTTAATGAATTTATTTGTGCTATTACAGAGGACTATGGAAGATTGATTATTGAGAAAAAATTTAGTACAAATAATATTAAAATTTATACCGACAATGAGACTATTGCCAATCCGTATATAATTGAGGTACAATTTAAAAAGGAAGATACTCAGTATACATCGCTGAATCCATCTGACGAAGAAAGATTAAGATCATTAGAATTATTTGGAATTGATATAAATGAACAAGTGGTAAGATTCCTAAAAACAGATTTCTATTTAGAAGGATCAGGTTATTATGTATATAGAAATAGAAGATAATTCTACTTATTATGTGGAGATTGAAATATGTTAGCATTTTTAGAAACTGATTTAATAGTTGATGCATCTGGTCTAAATATCGGTGGCGGTAGCAATAATTCTTTAGCTGTTCCTATTACAATTGATCAAAGAAGTACACTTGCAGCATTAACATCATTTACTGCAACTGTGCCAAATAATGCCGATGCTACTGTGCCTTTTACTTTATCTGTAACAAAATTAGATACTCAGTACTGTACATTAAACATTGTATTTGATCAACCAATTGCTAATGTTCATTTTAATGAATTACGAGTTATTACGATTCATGGCTCTAATGGTGACACCTTTGCAATTAATGTAATTCCAAACTACGCTAATGCTTTTACTTCTGCTAACTGGACAAACTCAGATGAAACCTTAGCAATAGATGACATTGATTTAAGAGGAGCTTTAACTTCTAAATCAATCAACAACATGTTTAGAGCATTGCTTAGCACCAGTCTTACTGCTCTTAATAAAGCTAAAAATAATGCAATTTACTACTATTATAAACAAAAACATTTAAATGATATTATTGATTTTGCTATCGCTGGTGGTTCAAGTTTTGAGCCTTCATCTACAGTAATTACTTATAATAGTGATGGAAATGTAAATAGTTTAATTACTACATATGCTAATAGAAAATTAAGAATTACCTATAATTATACATCATATACTTTAAATAGATTAAGTGGAATAGATCAAACAACTCCATTAACGACGGAATCAGTTTCTTTATTAAGTAGCTTTTTAATTGAAGTATTAGATGGCATTAATGCTGTAGTTTATACATTAGGAACAGTTACAATTAATAGATCTGTAAACACCTATTCTATACCTTACCTTAAAGATTATAATTCCGCATTACCATTAGATCAAATTGCAATTGATCCAGATAATATTTTATCCAATTATAAATACTACAAGACTAATACCATTACCGGATGGACGGTTATAGCATGAGTAAATATGATGAACAGTATAAGCTTTACTTTAAAGCATCTTTCGATGCTATAAATCATGCCACCACAAGGGCAGAAGATGCTTATCAATCTTATGCTGCTTTATTAGATAAATTTAATAGGTATGTTGTCATTAGCGATGAAATTGATGGTCGTCAATCTCAGCTTGTTAAAATTTCAACTACATTTGGAACAGAAGATCCATTAGATCCAAATATTAAAGAATTTACTTTTAATACTGGATCGGTATTAAGATATTCAAGAGTATTACCTGCTACACATAATGACAATCTTGAAGTGGTAAATTTTCAAACATTAATGAATGCTCTTTATAATAATAGTAGTAATGTTACGCAATTATTATCTCAATATATTGGTAAATATGGCGATTTAGCTTTTGGATCTTATACATTCGGAATAGACCCTGGAGGTAGTGGTTCTCAAGCCATTACTTTAGATACTATTCCATTAAAAGTATTAAATGCTGAAACAACACTTGAAACAGGAACGTTAAAAACAGTTACAAGCAATCCATTTTCATTAATTAATAAACAATATGCAGATGCAACATATACTCAAGGCTTAGGCGCAGCAAATCAACCAGTTTTTGTTTCTGGTAAAATAGCTATTCACAGCACATTAAATCAATCAACTATTCATGCTTTTGGTAAATATGATGTAGTAGCTGGAACTGGTAGTGATGCAAATTATATTAAAATTAAGTTATTAAAATATAATACCAAAACATCATGGGATTCTACTGATAAATCATGGGTAGAATTATTTGGTAGTAATCCGCAAAACTCCATTCCAGGGTTTGATACTGGTGCGGCTATTGGCAAGATTCCTTATCCTGTAGATTTTACATTATATGTTGAATATGAACCTCCTGCTTCAGCTTTTTCTTATTTACTTATTAATAATAGCTCAAGAGTAAGAGCTGTACTTTCAAATTCAATTGGTTCTACTGTTGATCGTGGTTATGCTGAACAGTTTGTAATTATTGATTCTGATGGTGATTTATGTTTAGTTTTAAAAACAGATTATCAGATAGATATTCCACTTACAACAACCCCGATAAGTTTAAATTGTAATTCATCTTATAAACCACTTTTATACTTAGTTGTAAATAGATGGAGTTATCTTCCAAAGGATAATCCATATATTGATCAAGTTGGAACTGTTGAATTAGTTCCTGTATTATTATTTTCAGATCAATCATGGATGCGTGAAGCAACCGATACTGGAGCAGTTACTGTAAGATATAGATTATTGTATGCAAATATTACAGGCACTATAACTTGGAGTAGTGATAAAGACGTTTTACTTGGAATTACTTATGGTCAAGATGGATCTGGCTATTATGCAGATATTGTTTTTCCTGTTGGTGAAACTACATACTTAGTAAATTTTAGTGCAAATTATGGTTCTATTATTAGTAAGCAAGTTAATCTTCAATTAAAAAATTATGTGTTATCTCCAATAACGTCAATCTCGCCACTTACGATAACTAGAAGTAGATGGGATGGATCACCAGATCCGTTAGCTATTTCTACTACCGTTACAGCAGTAGGTGGTGGAACTAAAACTTGGTCTATCTTACCAACTGACGGAACTTTAGGTACAACAACATTAATAAGCGCAGCCATTAATCCAACCACAGGTGTATTAACTGGAAACTATTCAGTTGCAGATGTTGATTTATTCGCTATAGTTTCTGTAACGGATGGAACTTCTACATATAAAGATAAAATAACAATTCATGTAGACGAATTAACTAGTGGTGGTGGTGGAGGTACTGATCCTGGCGTTTGCTTTAGTTCCAATACTTTTGTCTTAACCACAAGGGGCGGCGTAAAAATAAGTGAATTAACATTAAACGATATTGGTATTAACTTAAATTTAGATATGTTTGGTATTGGAAGATTTGAATTAGCAGAAGGTCAAATCCACGAAATAACACATCATCATCCAAATGTTTCATTAATCAATATTCATGGTATAGACACTACTACCAACCATCCATTCGGTTTAGCAAATGGTCTTTGGAAAGAAGCTTCTACTATTACAACTGATGACTATCTTGTAAAATTAGTAGAACCTGCTACAATAATCAAAGATGCCTTTGAAGGATCTAGAGAATCTGATTACGTTGGAGAAGTTTGGAATATTCACTTACATGGACTTAATTACTTTGTAAGTAATAATGAAAATGGTCCTTGGTACTTAGTTCATAACGCAATAAATATTGTGACTCAATCATAATGAACCCACATTTACTTTCAGCGTTGGAAAAATTGAAAATAGGTGATATTAAATCATCTATGGATCAAATTAGATCCTTATATGGCGAAGTAGCTTTAATAAAACAAGAAATTGAAACCTTATTTACAGAACTTGATTCAAAGGTTTCTCTTGTTTCACGAAAATTAGATGGCCCAAGTACAGTTTCTAAATTAGGAACTGGCATCATAGCTTCAATTACTAGTGCTGGTACTGTATTAAATGGAACAGGTACTTTATTTTCAAAAGAAGTAGCCATTGGTAATCAAATTAAGATTGGTTCTGAAACTGTTACCGTAACTGGATTAGATTCTCTTTCTCCAGATATTAAAATGACAGTTACTCCAGCATTAGTTGGATCTTATGCAAATCAGATTTTCGCAATCATCAAACCAGCTACAAAAGAATTGTTAAAAGGTGAATTTGATTTTGGTGAATTAAATGGCGATACTTTTAATGGTGTAGTAAGACAAGGAAGTTCATTAGAAACATTTGGAAGAATGACTCAACCTTCCGATGTTGTTAATGTTAGTTTTGTACAAAAACAAACAACTCCTATTATGGTTCGCGCTCAAAATGCCATTCAGCGTGATGGTGATAATATAGTTGGACCTTCCAATTTAAATAGATATGAATATACGTTTGACAAAACAACATTTTTGTTTGGTGATAATTCTACCCTTGATTTTTCTGGAATTATAGGATCACCAACAAGCTTAACGACAAAACAATATGTAGACAACGCTTTTAATATTGCTACTACAAAATTTTATAAAAGAATATTAGGATCTACTACATATACAAATGGAACACATACAGAATCGTCAAATATAGATGATTATTTAACTGTAACTGGAAATGGAATTATTATAAAAAAACCATGCTTAGCTTTAATTATAGCAAGTGTCAAAGGTTCAATGGATAAACATTATAATGCATCATTAACGTATGAAGCTGTAATTAAAAATAGAGGCGTAGCGATAGCGAATAGCTTATTCATTCAAGATACAGATAATACAAATGAAACTTTAACAGTTAAAATTCCTGTTTTAGCTTCAGTACCTTTAATAGCAGGCGACTCAATAACGATTTCATGGACAATAAGTTCAACTAACGGTTTTACAATTGGTGGTAAATTTATTGATTTTGATTTATCTATCGTTTCCTTATAATGGAGATATTTATGTTCACTGATCACATTCACGATCAATTAGGAAGATACAGAGTTGGCGCAATTAATGATTCTATGCCTGAATTCGTAAAAGAGGCAGAAGAACAGATTGTAACTGAAAATCTAGAAAAGTTAGCCGATGGGTGTTTTGCCTATTCGGATGGCGTAAATAGATATTTCCCTCTGCATACTCCACAACATGTATGGATGAGTCATGCTTATTTTGAGAAGTTTGCCAATGAATTTAATGAGCAAACATCATCTATGATTCGTGAGCGTATCGAAGATGCTTATAAAGCATTTGAACTTCCTGAATCAAATATAGTAAAGATCGCTGCTGAAGAAGATGAAATTGATGCTATTCATTCCCTCTCTATCGAATTAAATAAATTTATTGATGAATATAAAAAATATCCGGTTCATCATCGCAGAGCTAAGGCGAAAGAATTATTACATCATGCCAAGGCCCTTGGTAAGCAATCCTCATTGCATGATGTAGTTTACCGTTATGCCGGTGATCACTTTAAGAAAGATTATAGTCATGCTTTTGCTGATCGAATGAAACATTTTAGTTCTCATGCTCCAGAAAGAGAAGTTTTACTTAAAATGCAAGATGAATCACCTAATCATATTCCTGAATTAGTAGCCAAAGCTCTTTCAGTATTCGATGCGAAAACTGGATTACATAAATATTACGATCAATCATTAGATGATCCTTATACCGGACTTCTTTCTCCATTTGATAGTGATAATGAAGAAAATATTCATTTTGGCGAATATAGTGTTCCTGCTCATAAGCTTAAGAAGTTTAATTTTGAAACATTAAAAGAATTTTTAAGCGATGATCTTCTTAGTCAATTAAAGACAAGTCCAGTTGAGACTTTACGCAATGTAGATCCAGCAATCCGTGTAATTGTAGTGCGTAGAATCAATGCTTAATGATACTGCTGTACTTATTAATGATGGGAAGTTGAGTGAAATTCAACTTGAGAAAATCTTTGCTTTAAAAGCATTGAAATCTAACCCTGGATTATTAGGTAACGTATTTAGTTTTGAAAAACTTGTTTATGTATTAAATGGCGTTAAACCTAACGTTGATATTTTTGATCCTCCAACTATTCTTCATATAGCTAAAGCGTTACATATCTTAGGCATTAAAGAAGAATGGCATACTGAAATTAAGAAATATATTGCCCATCTTGCTAAAGAAGAAGGATGGGTTTATCTTCCTAAAGTTCTTGACTTTGCCCAACCCGAATTAGACGAAATTTCTCATTCAGTAGAACTTGACGAAGAACAGAAGGCTATACAAAAATTAAAACATCAAGCTATTGAGAAATATTTGGTGATCAATGTCTAACGTATCTACTACATCTGTTGTTGCTCCCGAAACCGGCAGACGCTATCCGATGAATGGCGTCGATTATCCGATTAGGTTCTTCAACATGTTACATTTTCAGCGTCCTAAGACACTGAATGAAATTTTTAAATGGGCAATAATCCTTAACGAATCATCAGGTCTGTTAGATCGCATTACAGATACAATGGCTCGTTATCCTATTACTCCAGTTCTTACTGAAAATGATATTGGTGAAAATAAAGATTATTGGAGTAATTTATTAAATAATCAAATATGTATTCAAGATGAATTAGTAAAGAACGGTAAAGATTATTATACATTCGGTAATTGTATCGTATCAATCGTTCCTCCATTTAAGAGATATTTAGTTTGCCCTAAATGTAAAAATTATAGGGCACATTGTATTTCTGAAGAAGATAGACAGATTGATTGGAAATTCCGTGACTTCCAGTTTTATGCTAAATGCTTAAATAAGGAATGTGGTGCTCAAGGTATCATGAAAGTTAAAGATGAATACCTTGAAGGCGATGACTTTATTAAAAAGATTAAGATTCAACGCTGGCCAATTCAATTTATTAAAGTAAGAAATCTTAGTATTGCTGGTAAAAAGAAAATCTTCTATCGTATTGAAGATAAATATGTTAAGCCTATTCTTAAGGGTGATCGGTTCGTTGTATCTAACATTCCTGAAACATTCCTTTTAGCTTGTAAGCAAAATCCCCAAAATCCAATTATCGAACTTCCTGAAGATTTAACTTTCCATTACGAACATGAAGGAATTACTGAGCCTGAATGGGAAGGTCTTTCTAAACCCTTCTTTTTCTCAGCCTGGAAAGATATCTTCATGAGTTTTGTGTTAAGAAAAGCTCAAGAGACTATTGCGTCCGATCATTTAATTCCTAATAGATTTATTTTCCCTACAGCTACTCCAAGTGGTCAAGATCCATTAAGTAAAATTGATGGTGCCGCCTGGATGGGTATCGTAACCACGCAATTAAAAAGACAGCAGAATGATCCTAATGAAATCGGAGTTGTTCCTTTTGCACTTGGATATCAAGCTTTGGGTGGTCAAGGAAAAGCTATGTCTTTACGTGAAGAAATTGAGTTGCAAGATCGCCGTATTCTTACTCAATTAGGAATTCCACCAGAATTAATTTATGGTGGTATGACTTGGAGTGGTTCTAATATTTCATTAAGAATGCTCGAGAACTTATTCCTTTATTATATCAATAAACAAAATCAATTTATTCGTTTCTTTGTGACATACTTAGCAAAAATGAGTAGAAAAGAAGCCCCAAGTAATGTTAAACTGAAACCATTCAGAATGGCTGATGATA